AATTTTAAATATCCCCCATTTTTAATTCGATGTATTCCTGCACCTGGCAATGTTATATCATTTGTTATTAAATCTTTAATGCCTGTGATTGTTTCTAAATGTTTTATAAATTCAGGACTGTTTAATTCCATAAATAATTCCTTTAAATAATCGCCCAAATTTGAAGAAAACGCATATTTATTGTATTCAAATGGAGATGAAGGATTTATAAATTTAGAGTTAGCATCATTATCTTTCAAATTATTTATATTTAATAATATATTGTCTAACGTATCATTTTTTAAAAAATTATCGATAATCGTATGAGGAAATGGGTAATTTTCATAATTAACATTTTTTAATTTATCCTCATTTATAAAATTCATCTATATACTAATTATTTAATGCTTTAAATGAGCGGTACCGTCAAGTGCCGACTGCTAATTTATATAAAAGCCCGGAATAACACGTTGTACTACTTGCCCGCAGTTCCAATGAACTTAAACAACAACTATTCATACGAATAGAATGGCAGCAAAAAATGCTTTTTTTAATATCCGTCCAACACGGCGAAGCAATCCTGAAGCACGAACCACTTTAGATGCCCTACATACTTTTCATATTGATAAGATCAAGGACAAGAAAGCTACATTACATGAGTTACAAAATGAAATTGCAGATATACAATCAAAAATAACAGATCACAAGTATGATAACCCTATTGAACTATCCGTGCTAGAGGACAAAGCAAATGAAATAGGATTGAGTATTAAAAATATTCAATCCAATTCAGAAATTTACGACTACTTTTTAAATACCGGCGAAATCTTATACAATTATTACGACATACAGGAAAAAATCCAGATGGGTATTGAGCCTGTACAAAAACGCTCGGCCGTCAAAGCGAAGCCTGGAAGTATTATGGCAGCCTTAGAGGATGCCGCGAAGACAGATACAACGTATACACCGTCAACACCCGCTGGACGTGGCGAGAAAATGAGGCGCGATAAACTATTGGAGGATTATCTTCTACTTGTCGACCCTGAGCATGCCCGCGGATCCCATGAAATCGAGTATGAATCGTTTGGAGACTGCCCCCATTGCGACACTGAGATGATCTTTAGCGCAAATGAGGCAGTGTTCACATGCTGTAAGTGCGGATACCAGGACTTTGTTCTCATCGATTCTGACAAGCCGAGTTACAAGGACCCTCCTCGTGAAATTAGCTACTATGCCTATAAGCGTATTAATCATTTTAATGAGTGGCTTGCGCAATTTCAGGCCAAAGAAAGTACTGAAATTCCCCAAGAGGTGTATGATGCCATTTTGGTTGAATTGAAAAAGGAGCGGATTATGGATTTCAGAACTCTAAAGGCCACGAAGGTCAAGGAAATTCTGAAGAAGCTGAAATTCAATAAATACTACGAGCACATCCCGCACATAATTAACAGACTGAACGGCCAGACGGGGGCTGTCATGAGCCGTGAAATTGAGGAGAAATTACGCTACATGTTCAAGGAAATTCAACCATCGTTCCAGGCTCACTGTCCGAAGGATCGTAATAACTTTCTATCGTATTCGTATGTTCTGTATAAATTCTGTGAATTGCTGGAACTCGATGAATATCTGCCATGCTTTACACTTTTGAAAAATCGAGACAAGCTCTATATACAGGATAAGATCTGGCAGAAGATCTGTGCCGATCTTTCGTGGCAATTTATACGGAGTATTTAAGGTGTTGGCTTTACATATTCCATAGGGCATGTTTCACCTTGAATACAAGGCTTAAATCCTTTAGCTTCATAAAAACTTCTAGCACCTGTTAAACTCTTTAAAGTAATTTTTGTATATTCAAGATGATTATTAAAATATGAAAAAATCATGTTCATGATTCTTGAACCACCACCCTTATTTGTCTGATTTGAACAAACCATATCAATGTTTATTATCATTGAAGTTATATTAAATAATCCAATTCCTACTATATTATCATTCAATATCTCTAAAATAATATTTTCAGCATCATTTATTGCATTAATAACATATTCTTTGCCAAGCTTAGCTCTACAAGTTATATTTGTATTGAGCAATCTCTGCACAGATGCTTTTATATTATTAAAACTTTCATTACTATTAAATTTTATATTAAAGTTATCTATATCTGTATCATTAAATTTACTAGTATTATTATCTGACGAAAACCATAATATATGTTTTTTATTTTTATTTGTATTAAAAGTATTTTGTAGTATATTTTTTTCAATAATTGGATTTCCATCATATGTAAATGATTTTATAGTTAGAGGTATACTTGGTATTTGAGAAAGTTGATTTTCATCAAGCCATAAAGTTGTTAATGTTTCTGGAAATTCTCCTTTAATTTTGCTAATTTTATTATTCCGTAAGTCTAATAACTCAAGATTTCTAGGCAATTTTGATGCGTCTAGAAATTCTAGATTATTTGATTGCATAAATAATATTTTTGCAGAACTCCAATCTGGATCAGTATCTGGGAAGCTTGTCAACCCTTTATTTTCATAGGTCAATACACCTGATTCATCAGGGGATTGTGATTTGTTTTTAGATGCAGATTTTGATCTCGATTTATTTTTTAAACCACTTGTTGGTTTTGAGTTATTAGCTTTTTTTGTTGAATTATTCTTTAATTTTGAGTTATTAGCTTTTTTATTTGAACTATTCTTTGATTTTGATTTATTATGCGGTGTAGGTGTATTTTTAAAATCTGGAGCGTAAATTTCATTTTCCCATGACATAATACTATCTATTTAATGGATGTTTTTTGAAATGTAGAGTTGTTATATATGTATAGCAACTCTACATTTTTTCATAACTCTACACTTTTTCTAAAAAAGCTCAGCGGGCCATCGGGAACCCAACAAGGTTAGCACCAAGACCGAATCCAGCACCCTGGCGCGCCGTCATGCCAATGCTAGGAGACACAACATCGAGGATTGCGAACACCGCCGCTGCGACAATTGCGAGACTGAGGATCTCCTCCATCGGCAACGAGCGCTTAGGGATAAATACCGCAGCCATCGCCACAAATAGACCCTCCACCAAATACTTGATACAGCGATTTATGATTTCAGATGTGGCTTCCATATATTTATTACTGCCATTTTAAAATTAATACCGCTCAGTATAAAACTTAAGACCCCATGGGGTCTTAAGTTTTTGTACGAGCTCTGATGGCCAAGTATTACAAAGTGTAATGACCCCTCCCTTGAGGGAGGGGTCTTAACTTAGATACTTGACGGTAGGGACTTAAAAATCATGTTAATTCTAAAACTAGAATGGCCCAACCCCAAGAGCGTGAAGATTTCCTATCCGAAGATGCAGATGTTCCGGGGCAGAAGTTTTGTCTATTAAGTTTCCTCAGTCCGGAAAAGGTTCTCGCGAACAAGGATCGTTTCTTCTTTGAGAACTTCCTTAAGACTTACGAGCTCAGCTTTCGTATCAAGAGTTTTGAGTCCTTTTTAATGTCAACCGTAAAGTCTGTGAATGACAAGATCACAGCTGAGGCCGACAAGGCCGAGAACAGCGATCTCAGCGGTGTGGCACAGGTCTTACGTGAGTCCCGCGTACGTGTTGATGTCATCATGGACGATCTCCAGAAGTACTTCAAGGACAAGCAGGCTGACTTGAAGGCCTCTACGCTCAAGGAGCAGTACAATGATTTTCTCCATGCTACACGTGAGAAGCTTGAAGAGGAGTTTTATGCCCAGAACGAGTTCCGTACGACTGTACGCGGGGTGAAGATTCGCGGATCCTACAGCACAAAGGAGGAGGCAGTAGCCCGTTCCAAGAAGCTCCAGCGCCTCGACCCGCTTCACAATATTTTCGTGGCCGATGTCGGCAAGTGGCTACCGTGGGACCCTGAGCCGTCTCAGATTGCCGAGCAGGAGTATGCCGAAGACCAGTTGAACACTCTGATGAAGAAGTACAAGGAGAACGAGGAGGCCCGGGAACTGTTTGAACGCGAGAACCGTGCAAAGGGGGCTCTTGGAGCCAAGAAGAAGACGGATGTTGAGCGCGAGGAGGCGGCAGCTGCTGCTGATGGCTTAGGCAATGACTTGACGGAGCTGAAGCAAGAGTACCACAGCATGTTTAGCGATTCGAGCCGTGGGGATTTGGCAATTGAGCGGAAGCTTGCTCGAGCAAACACGGAGGCTTGAAGTGGGAAGCTTAAATTTTATAAAAAATACTAGTATTCACTTATATAAATAAGTAAATACTAGCATTATTGAGATTTTCTTGAAATCACTCAGGAAAATAATTGTTGCGTATTGCAGGCATTACAGGCCGGCACACATTCTCCTGGCAGAACTCACCCTCGTCACATGTTATTCCCTTGCAGTCGACATCGCGGAATCCCTCAGGAAAGATGGGAGCAAATATAGAGCGGATTGTAGGCAGACTTGCTATTATTAAAATTACTACTGCCAGTAGAGCGAGTATTTTGTACATTCCCTTTTGTCCAGCCATTCTGTAAGTTTATAAGAAAATAGATGTGACATATCATCAAGGTCTAACCGGAAGCGGATACTTTTCAAAAAGAGGCTTCGGATTCGTTGAAATACATAGACCATTCCCACATTTTGAAGGGCTGATACAGGGCTCCATTCCAACTCCACAGGCTCTCGCAAGACCCTTTGATAAAACGGGTGCCTGGAAACCTTCTATACTGCCGCTAGAGCATTTCATTTTATTTAGATATGGCTGTAACCGAATGATTCGGTCAAGGAATAATAATACGACTGCTATAATTCCCACTAGTATCAGCAATCTCTTCATTGAGACTATTTCTAAGAGGACTTGCGAACATTAATTGACGGACCCTTGAGTCTACGCGCAGCGTTGGGGTCATACAAGTTAATGTCCTCTTCATCCTTATCACGATAGTACGATGCCGAATGTTGCCAGAATTGAGGAGCCCCAATACGAAAATCGGGGTGAGTATCAGCCTTATACCAGAAAACACAATCCTCCAGTTTCGCGCTCTGGCTCGTATTATCAATAACAATACACTCGTAATTCTGCGTGCACTGGTCCATAATTTGACAGAAAAATTCAAACGATGGGAATGCTGAAGCGTAGTTATCGAAAATACGTTTGCGATTGTTCATGTATGGCTCGCGCAAAATGAAAACATAGTCAACATTTGTACGAAGAGCCGGCTGAATTCCTAGGGGATATTGCATAGTAATGATGAAAAATGCCTTTAGCCACCGACCATTCATGAATAAATAGCGAATATTCTTGTCATGTGTCCAGCTATCGTCGTACATGCAGTCATCGAGAATCATAAACGAACGAGGATCGAGCTTGGAGCGAACCTGCATTTTAGCATCATTCTGAATTTTCCCCATGATCATCTTCTGGCGCTTCACGAAATTGTCGAGGATAATCGGATTGAATTCGTTGTGGATAAAAAGAGGCGGGATCATTTTTCCGTAAAAAGAATTCGATTCCTCCGTACCACTGATCACAGTTCCGAGAGGCATATCTTGGTGATGAAACAAGAGATCCCGAACAAGAGTCGATTTGCCAGTGCGTCGCCGTCCAATAAAAATGGCCACGGCATCTTGAGGGATACGTTTCATGTCGAAACGCTTTATACTGAAGTTTACATGTGCAGTGTTGTTCGACATTTGGCTAATACTATATAACCAAAAAAATTGCGCTTTTATCCATACACTCACTTCTCAACTTGAGCAAGAATGGAAACTAATGATAACAGAATGCTCCGGGGAATGGAGCTCCCCATTCCTAGATTTAGCATAGGGCCACTTTCAAATGATTTATTACACGTAAAGGGCTACAAAAATCTTCAAACATTTTTTCCAACATTGACGAAGCTTTTTCGGCTTGGCCGATGGAGTTCTGGAGAGGATGAAATATGGCCAGATCAACAATGGAAAGTGGTTTCGATAGATTGTTCTGGAACGGCTGGACCGTGTTTTATAGGGGGTCAAGCGAAAGGGGATACTGCCGAACCCCCTACTGTCAAGCCAGCCTACTTGAAAGCCACCCATCTTCTCGATCCAATTCATTGGATCCGAGGAGCCTATAGTCTCCCTAAGGAATCCGGTCTGCCCTGGCACCATAAAGCCTGGCAACGCGCCTGGCTGAAATTACAGGATCCTGGAAATCACGC